GAAGACACAAATGACCACAGGTATACCCAAGAATCGCAGTACACATTTGAACTTGACAAATATTTAGCTCTCCTCTATTGGTACGTTTTAAAGTTTCGTCTTGTTCGAGTTTGCGCTGTTTGTGTCTTTCCTTGGCATCCGCCTCACGACGAAACGGACTTAAAGCTAGAACGAACAGATGAGTGTGCTCAATCACTTATCCCCATGTATAAGAGGCGATGCCCTAAGAAACTTAGCACCCTACTTGGAGTACAAAGACGCGGTCCAGTACTTAGAGCTGTGGGACTACACGCTTGAACCTGCATCGGACTTGTTCCCCGACCTTGCGTTCGGAAACAGGAAGGAACTCCTCTCCGTGAAGTACCCCCCTCAGTTGGACGACGAGTTCCCATTCTCCCAGGCCTCCAACCTGTACTTGCTGAAGCTTCTAGACACTATGGCTCCTAAAGGTCTCAAGACTGGCACCAAAGCGGCCCTGGAGTTCTCGAAGCACCTCATGGACTCCGCAGCTCCTATCTGCAAAGACAGGGCCGGCGTCCCGTCGCACGTGACATACGAACAGCTACAGTCGGTGATCAGGACTATAGAAGACTCTGCGGCAGATGTCCCCCATAGGCTGGATGAAAAGGTTGAAGCTTTTATCGAATGTGACAGATATTCGTCCAAATGCCTGACTATTGGCCATATGCTGTCTAGGATCAAATCACTCTCTAGAATGCACTCTACACGTAGGATCATGCAGCGGAACCTGGACGAAGAGTTCCATGTGTACAACGAGAGCAAGAAGAGATTTGAAAAGACTACGAAAACGGTGAAGAGGGCTGACTACATGTCCATCAAGCTCAACAGGCTACGAACCGAGAAGGCCTTCGAGGAGTTCCCATACACCGTGTACAACTTTGGCTCCGTGTATTTCTTCTCGGAACGCGACGCAGAGGAGGACTCCGAGTTCCCGTGCTACGTGCTAACTGCCAAAGACCTTGCAAGGATGAAGTACTACATCGAGGCAATTGGTTCTCTGAGGGCATACGGTGAGTACTTGTCCTGTGTTGAGAATGACGGGACCCTAAAGGACGCTGTCCCCACGTTCCGAACCTTGTATGAGAAGACTAAGAATCCAGACAGGTTCGTGGAGGCGTGGGTCCATGCGGATGCAGTCCACAAGGTACTCCTTGCAGGACCGCTGGCAAAGGCGAGCCTCCCGAACTTCATCCTGGAACACAAACAGAAGGGGTTTGAAGCATTGGTGCCAATTGAGGCATACATGGAGCGGATCGCACATCTTGATGTCCAACAGCAGAGGACGTACAAGTCAGTGATCCGTGCAGCAATGCCCCCGGACTACGACCTTCCAGGGATCTTCTCTGCTGAACGTGACCTACACCGCAACAAGAACCCATGCGGGCTGGAGATAGACGAGGAACACGAGGAGATCTACAATGCGTACTGGAGCTACAGGAACAAGAAGTACATAGAACACAGCTACAGGTTGAACGGTGTCTACCCAGGCAAAGTGGACATGCCAGAGACCGCAGCTCAGAAGAAGTACAACCAGTGTGTGGAGGATAGGACTCAGATGTCAATCACCCTTGAATTAGCTGACTCGGTGAACCTCACAGGTACTGCGAAGTACGTGAGGCGGGACAACACTGTGGAGCTACATTTCAAGGACGGGGGTGTAATGCCTGAGACTTTGCACCCTTCAACCGCTAACAGAAACTCGAAGAACCAGATTCTGCACATGATAACGGCCACTGAGCGGCTTGATGTAGAGTCATTCAGGCAGAAGATCCAGGACAGCTCTGTCAGGCATTACACGCAGGTCGGACTAAAGAACGAAAGCGCGAAGGAGCAAGGAAGGCTGTATTTCAACAACCCGTTCAGTACCAAAATCATCCTTTCAGAGGTGGAGGCAAACGTTGCACCATACCTAGCTGTGGCACCAGGCAACGCTGTCGGGAAGCCGAGTGGGCTTATCAAGAGGACCGTGACGTCGGCTATGAAGCCCTCCTTGAAGGCAGACACAGCCCCTGCCCTGTCGAACGATGACTTTAGCAAGTGGAGCCCCTGGATGAACGTCCGTTTCCAGAGGGATGACGCGGAGTGGTGGGCGGACAAGTTCGGGGAAGACTGGCTTAGGCACATAGAGAACATAAACCTCAACGACTTGGTTGTCCTGGACCAAGATGGGTATCATGCATCGTACTGCTCCCACGGCAGCGACAAAGAAGGCCAGAAGGGTAAGAGGATGTCCTATGCCATGACAGTCCTGAGAGGGTTCGGCATGTTCAGAGCTAGGGGCTACTGGTTAACCTCAAAAGAAGAGGCTGCAGGTGTGTCGCGGCGGAGAGATCCCATTGTGTACGGGTCCTCATATGCCCTCATATTCCTAGACGACGGGTTCTCCGGGAGTCAGGTGAGGCGTAAGGACTACGGAAAGAACGCAAAGGAACTGTACCGTATCCTGCAGCAGACGAACGCGGCCCTCGGCTTCTTGAACAAACCCCATAAGATGTACCCATCGCACCGCTATGCAACGTTCTGCAACCTGGAATTCTACAAGGGGATGAGGGTATACGACGGAGCAAAGAGCGTTACCAGGAGGTACATCCGGGATGGCGCAACCGTGCAGGATGCGAACGAGGTCATCAGGGAGCGATCCTCGTGGGCTTCTGGTGCAAGCGAGTCCGGGGTCTGCCCATGGTTTGCATACTTCGCTATGGTTGTTGACTCCATCAAGGCGATCGAGAAGCTTGCCAATGTGGACCTGCCAAGGGGCGAA